GGATCAAACATTGACGGATAAAGTTTTTTAAGTTTATCTAAATCCTTTTTATCTTTTTCAGTAGCCATACCTGCATCCATTTTTGTTTTTATTAATTGTATTTTTCTTCTTTGTATATTAGTTATTACACCTTCTTTGTTAGTGTCCTTTTTTTTACCAAACATTATTTACCTCCCATATTTGATTTGTTGTATAATTTTTTTAATTTTTTTTCTTCCTCTTCTTTGTTTTTTTTATCTAGCATTTTTAAATAATTCATGCGTGCTGTAGCTGACATATCACCAAATTTAATATTGCCCGGTGTTTTAATGTCTTTTTTACCCATAATAACCTCCTATGCTAAGTATGTAGTTGTTTTAGTAGCAGGTTTTGCCTTGGGTGGTGCTGTCGCTGCCTTCTCACCATACAATCCCTCGGCTTGATCACCACTTTTATCAAATGGTTCTATACCCATTGCTGTTATTTGTAGCTCTACATTCTGCTCAACACCATCTTTTTCCTTACTTTCCCTAACAGTTTTGACATAAGCTATAGCCTTAATCATCATTTCACTACCAGCTTCTGGTAATTTTTCTATACCTAACTTTTCTAGCTCTTCTCTACCTAACGATATACACAAACCGTAGCTATACATCGGTTCTTCGTACATTTCCTTGCTGTCTATAGGTTGTGCGTCTTTTTTTAAATCAATTAAATCCATTTATACCTCCAATGGTGTTGGTGAATTGTAGCCACTAAACTGACCTACTACATCCATCATAGATGGTTCACCAGTTTTAGAGTTATTTAACTTAGTCATGTTATCTACTGCTTGATTTTGTGCTTCTCTTTGTGCCATTTGCTGCTGTGTTTGCGCTCTTTCCTGACGTATTCTTGCCACCTGCTTATCAGGTACTATTAATTCTGGATTAATACCTAGCATTTGTGCATATGCATTAGCCCATTTGTCAGAATCAAACTTATCAAGTACATCAGGTTTCATTTGTGCAATCATACCCATAGTATTTGTATACCTATCCACGCTATTTGTACCAATTGCACGTTGGGCTTGTGCCAACATAGATACAAATTCAACGTTTAATTCAGTGCCTTGCAACTCTTCTGGGGCAGGTGGTACTAATCCAGCTTCTACCATTCTGTTGAATGTGTTATCAATCAATGGATCTAATAGCTCGTTATGTAATCTTTCTAATACTGGCCCTAACATAAGCAGTTTTTCTTCATGACGTTCTGCTACCTCTGTCGCGGTCATGCGTGTATCAGTAGCATTAGCCAACATAAGAAACAAATCAGCATAAAAACTACTATTTATACGACCACGAACATCCTGTATGTCCTGTAATAAATGGTTTAAGTTTAGATTTACGTTAAATGCTGTTTCAATTTTGCCCTGTTGTCCATCAACAAACGTTACTCCACCGGGCAAACTATCTACATCTCTGTTTTTCATGTAGCTAGGTACTTGCAATGGTGGCTTTGTTTGGTAATCAATGCCTTGTGCCTTGCGTAATTGTTCGTGCTGCAACTGTTTTATGTCACCTAACGCTTCCATTCCCGGTGAATTGCCATAAATATCACCACCTGCTATACCCCATCTAGGTACAACAGCAGGAAAATCTCTAAATCCACTCTCTCTTAACACCTGTTCACCATCACCACCTTGCTCAAAATAACAAGACTTGTATTTCATGTTCATATTATCTTCTTTGTTAAAATCTCTTTCCCTGTCATCCCTTGGTTCTATCGCATGAATAACTGTTACCCACTGATCTAATGAACCTCTGTCGTACAAGTTCTTAACGGACGTTGAACATTTGCTATATCCAAATTCTCTTACCAGTTCTCCTACTGTTTTTTGAAATTCACGATACAAAGTATTAACTCTACCCTTATAATCAGTAGCTATCGCATATTCTCCTATGGTTACAGGGTAATGATGTATAGCGTTTTTGCTATCGGGGAGGATAATAGAACCAGCCGTACCAAATGCACCCAATTCTTCGTATATTCCATGTAATGTTCGGTATGTATTGGACTTAGTAAACACTAATTGCATACGTTCTGTTACATCTGCCAACCATAACTGCACTGGTGGAAACTCATTTAGATCAGGATCTACTGTTCCTAACCTAAACCACGGTCTTGCAGGGCTTGTAGCACCTGCCATCATGCCAGCACCTAAAGTTCTTAACGCTCTTGTACCAGTATTGTCGTATATCGAGTTATGTCGTCTATGACCTTTATTTCTATCCTGTTCAAAATAGCGTCCGTTCCTTGGTAGTAGATATGTTGTTATTTCTTGCCAATGTGACCACCAAGTAGCCCTCTCTGATCTGAGATGACCCCACCTCGTCAGCAGTTGCTGTCTCTTGGTTTTCATTTTTTAACCACCTAATAATGTGTTGCCACCTAGATTTAAATCTTCACCTGCTACACCACCTTGACCAGTAAGTAATGTTCCTCCAGCACCTGCTCCTTGCCTTGCTTCAATACCTGCATTAATACCACTAACGTCTGCTTTCTTTCTGTTTGCTTTGTTCTGTGCAATTTCGTTAGCTTCTTGCTGTTTCTCTGCTTGTGCAGCAGCTTTTTGGTTAGCAGATTTTTGTTCCGCTAATTGTCTTTCTTGTTGTTTCTGTTGCTGTCTGCCTTGTACATACTGAACTGCGGTACTGGCAACTGTGGCTACAACGGCTGTAACTACCATTTTTAAATCTCCTTAGAATACATGATTTCTTGTACACCATATTTTAGTTTTGGTAGCAACTCTGCTAAAGCGGTGTTTTCTTTAGCGTGCCATAACATAAGTTTACAGCCTTCAGATCTGGCATGATCCTCTGTTACTTTTATCAAGCGTAAACCTAATCGTCCACCTCTGAACTCTTTTTTGACAAACAAAATGTCATTCTGAGCAATTCTTAGGTCAGCATAATGCAGGTGATGCATCATTATGTTCATAGAATAACCAATACAAACATCATCTCGCATTGCTACATAGATGAATAACCATCCTGTTGAATTTAATGCTTCATACAGTTGATAGTTTGGCTTTAGCTTCATTATTTGTTTGTTGCGAGCAATCTCTTCGTAATGCTCTTCAAACAATGGGTCTGCTAAAACAACAAATTCATCGTAGGTGCAGAGTCTAATTTCTGTTTTAGGTACTCTACTTTCGTTTACAGTAGCTGTAGATTTGTTAGTTACGGTCACACTAGTCATAAAGGATATTTAGTTACACAATCAAATATTATATGCACTCTGTCTGTAGTGCCAACATTGTCCGCTGTGTGCATTTTTTTATGGTTAAACCACCAAACGTCACCTACTTCAAACTTTTGCTTCTGATCTCCGCAAGTTTGGCTACACCACTCGTTAGATGTAACTACTAAATGAAATCTGGAATAGTGATCTGCATACGTTCCTTGGTCGTTATGTTTAGTTACATGACCACCATGCTTGAGATTAACAATAAGTACTCTACCCATCTCTATTACCTCTAATTTTTCTAATATTGGTCGCATTAATGGTACAAGTGCTGGCTTTAAATACTCCATACTTGGGTAGTCATACGATCCTATGTCGTACATGACGTAATAAGGAGTCATTTTTAGTGGCCCTCTAACGTATATTGACTCTGTGTCTTTATGTGGTGTGCCTGTAAAATATTGACGATGTTGTATTTCTTTCCATAACTCAGGTTTGGCATCAAGTAATTCGATTAATGGCTCTACATCTAAACCATCTGCTACACGAACGAAGTTAGAGTCTGCTGTATGGGTCATATTCCACCTTCTGCTTGCTTTCGTTACGTCTTTTGATGTATATGTCCTCTATTTCTTTCTTGGCTACTGGCAGCGCAAAGGTTAGTGCTAGTGCATCTGCTAAATCTGGTGACCCTGCTCCCTGCAATCTTTTCTTTATCTGATCCTTAGACTCAAGTACACGTCTACCTACATTGTCATACCAATAAATTGGTGTAGCTAGTTCTTGTTTTAGGGCTATGTCGTTTGGTATTGCACCTCCTTCTTCTATCCACTGCTTCATTAACCACCACATCTCACTTCTACGGTTGATGTACTGCTCTGGTTTGGTTGCCTTACCACCAAATGGTATTTCGATTACATCGTATTTTAGTTGCCGTAGTCTGTCGATTACACCACTACCAGCACCTGCATCACAGAACACTGCATCTGGACTATGTTGCTCTATCAAATTGGCTACTCTAGTTGCTAGCTCCATATTGTCTATACCTCGATATACAACAGGCTTAAATGCTTGCCTACCTTGCCTACAAAACACTACAGATCTGTCATCACCAAACCTTGCAGGGTCGATACCTAGCACTATTGGTGACAGTTTTACATGATCTGGTTGGTATGTCCTTTTTGCTGCATCCTCAGTATCTGCCAATGCAATTAGCTGGTCATCACCTTGGGCAGAAAAGTCACATAGATATTCTCTTGCAAATGATGTCTCACTCATGTCTCGTTTAAGACGAGTTACCTCATTTGGATGTAGGGAATCAGTATCAAAGACTGTGTAACGTGCAGCTGTCCAATCATCCTCGTCTATGGCTTTGTAGTACAACTCAGAAAACAAGTTGATACCACTAGGTGTACCAATAAATATTGACCAACCAAGACGGTCTGATAGTGCTGGCTGGACTATGTCTGTCCATAGTTCGTTCTTCAGCTGTGCGACCTCGTCCATGACTATGCCGTCCAATCTAAGGCCCCTCATTGCATCGGGGTTATCACCTCCAAATAAGCGAATAATTGCTCCATTATGTTTAAACCTGACCGATAGTTCACCCTCGTTGATGTCAATCACAGAGGTTCTACGCAATGGTTCTATCTTGGATTTCAACCTAGCCCATGCAATCGCTTTTGCCTGTCTTAGGAACGGTGCAACATAGACAAACATAGCTAGTTCTTTGTCTGTCTTCATAGCCTTATCAATTAGCTCCATGATGGCCAACTCAGTCTTGCCTGACCTGCGATGCAAGGCATACACCGAAAAGCGTTGTTTCTTTATATGACATTCTCTTTGCCAAGTTCTAGGTGTGTAATCTAGCTTAATCAACGTCTGCTCTACACCTGTGGAACGCCTGTTGAA